TATGCCAGGTATTTACAACCAAGACTATGCTGGTACTATAACCACAGCTTTAACTAACACTCAAAATCGTGGTGATAATATCTTAGTAGCTGATATGGTTGCTTATGGTAAATTAGTAAGTGATGTAACTGGACAGGCTGCTACAAGAAATAGTTCATATGCTGCTACTTACTGGCCATGGTGTCAAGTACAAGATCCAGATAGTGGACAAAACGTTTGGGTACCAGCTTCAACAGTAATTGCTGGAGTATATGCTTATAATGATAGTGTTTCTGAGCCATGGTTCGCACCAGCAGGTATAAACAGAGGTGGATTAAGCACTGTAATTAGAGCTGAAAGACGTTTAGCACAAGGTGATAGAGATGCTTTATACAGCGGAAAAGTAAACCCAATCGCTTCATTCCCAGGAACTGGAGTAGTAGTATACGGACAGAAAACATTACAAACTCAAGCATCAGCTTTAGATCGTGTAAATGTTCGTCGTTTGTTAATTGCTCTTAAGTCATATATTTCTCAAGTAGCTAATAACTTAGTATTTGAACAAAATACAATTGCTACAAGAAATCAATTCTTAAGCCAAGTTAACCCATACTTAGAAAGTGTTCAACAAAGACAAGGATTGTATGCGTTTAAAGTAGTGATGGATGATAGTAATAACACAGCAACAGTAATTGATCAAAATCAAATGGTAGGACAAATTTATTTACAACCTACTAAAACTGCTGAATTTATTTACTTAGATTTCAATATTACACCAACTGGAGCAACTTTCCCAGTATAAAAACTAATTATATAGATATTTATAATAAATAAAAAGACATGGCAATATTAGACGCAAACGAAATATTTTTCACAGCCTTTGAACCAAAACAGGCTAACAGATTCATTCTTTATATGGATGGAGTACCTAGTTACCTAATCAAAGGAGTAAACGCTGTAACGTTGACTCAAGGTGAAGTAACATTAAACCATATTAACGTATATAGAAAAGTTAAAGGTAAAACTACTTGGGGTAATATTCAAATGACATTATTCGATCCAATCACTCCATCAGGTGCTCAATCGGTAATGGAATGGGTTCGTTTACATCATGAATCAGTAACAGGTAGAGATGGATATTCTGATTTCTATAAAAAGGACTTAGTAATAGATGTTTTAGGACCTGTTGGTGATATTGTAGGAGAATGGATCTTAAAAGGCGCATTTATAACAGAAGCTAACTTCGGTGATTACAACTGGGATACTGAAAACACAGCAGTTAACCTCACAATGACAGTAGCTGTTGATTACTGCGTATTAAACTTCTAATCCAGAAATTATATTTTAAAAGAGCTCGCAATCTTTGCGAGCTTCTTTTTTCTTTATATATTTATATATGACATTAAAGTTATAACTAATAAAAGATATGGAAAATAAATTCACAACCCCAACAGAAACTGTTGACTTACCTTCACAAGGTTTAATCTACCCTGAATCATCTCCTTTATCAAGCGGAAAGATTGAAATGAAATACATGACCGCTCGTGAAGAAGATATATTAACTAACCAAAACTATATTAATAAAGGTACGGTTTTAGATGAGTTAATCAAATCGCTTATTGTATCTAATATAAATTATGAAGATCTAGTAGTAGGCGATAAAAACGCCTTATTAGTAGCTGCTCGTATTTTAGGATATGGTAAGGATTATAAATTTGAATGGGATGGTGAAGAATATAATATTGACCTAACTACTATTGAAAATAAACCTATTGAAGCTAAATCATTTAAAAAAGGAATAAATGAATTTAATTTTACTTTACCATCAACAGGAACTGAAATAACATTTAAATTACTAACAGGAGCTGATGAAAAGAAAATTAATGCTGAATTAGAAGGATTAAAGAAAATAAACAAAAACTCATCACCAGAAATATCTACTCGATTAAAATATCTTATCACCTCAGTTGGGGGTAATCGAGATTCTAAAGATATTAGAAATTTTGTTGACCAACAATTACTAGCTCGTGACTCCAGAGCATTAAGGGAGCATATAAAGGAGGTACAACCAGACGTAGATCTGACCTTTTTTCCCGAAGGGAGCAATGACAAAGTTTCAATTCCAGTTGGACTTAGCTTTTTTTGGCCTGACATCTGAAGTAATTCCTATAGTTAGATCTAACTTATTTACTCAAATTCATGAAATTGTTTTTCATGGTCAAGGTGGTTATGACTGGACTACAGTTTATAATATGCCTACTTGGCTTCGTAAGTTTACTTTTCATAAGTTACAAGAACATTATGAAAAACAAAATGAATCACAAAATGAAGATTTAGGTTCTCAAACTAGTAATATTAAAGATGGAAAAGTTGAATTACCATCGCATTTTAAAGGTAAGTTAGGTAAAACACCTAAATATTAATTCCTTATTTATTTAATATTTATCATATATACCTAAATTATGGCATTATCTAAAGAAGAAGCAAAAGAATTAGCAGGTTTACTAAAACAGATAGAAAAATTATCTGCTGACCTTAAAAAGAATATTAATACTACTAGCTTAAAAGATTTAGAAAAAAATGCTGGCACTATTAAATCTTTATTTGCATCATTAAGCCAGGAATGGAATGAAGTCACAGCTGATATTTCATACGCTGCTAATGGTTTTAAAAATATAGTTCAAGAAATTACCTTACAAAACCAAGGTATAAAAGAATCTGTAAAAGGATACAAAGGATTAGCTTCTATAGCTGATAAACTCCAAAGTTATCAAAGAGGAATATCAGATTTATCTTCTAAAGAAATTGAAAAGCTAAAGATAAAAGCTAAAGAAGAAAAATTAAGACTTGAAAATGCTAAAGATTTATTAGACACTAGAAGAGCAGAGTTAGGAGTAGATATTCAAAGATTAATTAATCAAAGAAGAATAATTGGTCTTAGTAGAGAAGAAGCATTTGAATTAAAAAAACTCCAAAAAGAACATAAACAAACTTTAGCAGCTCAAGCTAACATAAATGGACTTGTAGCTGAACAAGATGAATTATATCATGGTTTAACATCAACATTAAAAAGAGTAAGCGAGGAAGTAAAAGGAGTTGATAAACTTCTTGGTTTAGGTGGAGCAGCAGCCCAAGGTTTAAGCTCAGCTTTAAGTGGATTAGGATTTACAGATTTAGCTACTAAACTTGGTTTAGATGAAGCTAATGAAAAAATGAAAGAATTAGCTAAAGAAATTCAAGAAGCTGGTGGAGATGCTAATTCATTTGCTAACAAATTTAAAGTGTTAAAAGCTGGAATTGGTTCAATAGGTAGTTCACTTATTGAAAATCTAAAAGATCCTTTAGCTATTAGCGCATTTCTTGTTGATCAAATTATAAGTGCATTCACAGTTGTAGACAATGAGACTGGCAAATTAGCTAAAAATTTTGGTATATCATATGAAGCAGCCTTAGGAATATCAGATTCATTAAACACTGCTGCTAATAAATCTTATTTATTAAATGTTACTACTGCGGGTTTAACAGAAGCTTTTACTGAATTAAATAACCAATTTGGAACATTTGCTAATATAAGTACTGAAGCTTTAGAATCATATACTAGACTAACAAAAGAAGCAGGAGTAACAACTGAAGCAGCTAAAGCTTTATTTAGCACTACAGTATTAACTGGAAAAGAAGTTGAAGCATCTACCTCAGAATTTTTAGGTCAAGCGGCTGCTTTAGCTGCTTCTAAAGGTTTAGCTTTAAATGAAAAACAAATACTAGAGGATATACAACATATATCTAAAGCTACTTTATTAACATTAGGTGGACAACCTGAAGAATTAGCTAAAGCAGTTGTTGAGTCTAAAGCATTAGGTGCTAGTTTAGAAAAAGTTGAAGCCATTTCTAGTTCTCTTCTTCAATTTGAAGACAGTATTTCAGCTGAATTAGAAGCTGAATTATTAACAGGTAAAGAACTTAATTTAGAAAAAGCTAGATTAGCTGCTTTAAATGGAGACATAGCAACTGTAGCCTCAGAAATAGCTAAACAAACTGGAACAGCTGCTGATTTTACTAAAATGAATGTTATTCAACAAGAAGCATTAGCTAAATCTGTTGGAATGACTCGAGAAGACTTAGCTCAATCTTTATTAGAAAGAGAAGCTATGGCTAAATTATCTGGTGTTGAAGGAAAAACAGCTAAAGAACGTTTTGATAATTTAGTTAAAGAAGTTGGAATGGAAGAAGCTAAAAAACGTTTAGGAGACGAAAATTTAGCTAACATGTATGCAGGTCAAAATGTTCAAGAAAGATTTGCCGCTGCTATTGAAAAACTTAAAGAAATATTTATTTCAATAGCTGAACCATTAATGCCAATAGTAGACGCTTTTGCAGGAATATTTAAAGTAATAGGTCCAATAGTTGGGGGATTAGGACAAATGTTAAAATTCTTAATCCCTATAGCTAAATATGTTGGATTAATAGTTATAGGTTATAAAGCACTGCAGTTTGCAGGGGATATGATCTATAGAAGAACAATATTAACTAATGCTGCTAAAAAATTAGGTTTAATAACAGATAAACAAGCTATTGCTCAAGCTAAAATTACAAGCATGCTTGGCAAAGATTTTATAGCTGATGAAACAAAAAAGAAACTAATTAAAGAAAAAGGTCTTTTAATTACAATAAAAGATAATATACAGAAAAAACTTGGATTAAGTTTTGATAAACAAGCTTTACTTGGGCAAATAAAAGGAGCAGCTATAAGAGCTAAAGATTTTCTTGTAGAAAAAGCAACTAATGCTATAATTTACGCTAGAAATATTATGAAAAGTGTAGGTAATGCTTTAGGGATAACTGGAAATGCTATAGCTGCAGCCGGTAACAGAAAGGCATTAGCTGGATTAATGAGACAAGCTGGTCAATTTGTATTAGGTATGTTTAACGCAGGTACTAAAGCACCATTCCCAGCAAACTTAATTTTACCTTTTGTATTAGGAGGAGTTGCTGGGGCTTTAGCCGCTGGTTTAGTAGCTAAATTTAGTAAAGGAGATGACGTTGTATCCCCAGGATATGGTAAACGGACTTTATTATCACCTGAAGGAGCAATAGCATTAAATGATAAAGACACTGTTATAGCGGGAACTGATTTAGGAGGAAAAAAGAAAGGTCAACCCCAACAATCATCATCTCCATCAATTAATATGCAACCTGTGGTAGAAAGATTAATGGCTGTAGAAAATGTACTTATGCAAATATTAAATAAAAGTAGTGATGTATATATGGATTCTACAAAAGTAGGAACAGCATTGAATATAGGCTCTGTTCAAGTTCAATAATAGTTAATATTTATAATAAACCTTTAAAACATAAAATCATGGGATTACTAGACAAATTAATAACACAAGGATCAATATTAACAAATACTGATGGCCAAACTCCAACTACTTACAACCAACAAGTATCAGTTTTAGACCCAGCTTCATTAGTAGGATCTCAATTAGATCTAGACGGACAAACTCCAACACAGTATATCAATAACTTACCAGGATAATGGGATTAATTGATTTAAGAACTGATCTTAAATCTCTCAGATATGGTAATGATCAAAGAGGAGGTGGTTCAAGTAACCAACCTTACATTACCACTTCCATACCTGAGGGTTTTGCTCCAACGCCAGCAGATTTCTTGCTACGTAATGGATATTTAAACCCTGTTAATTCATTCCAGGATGTAAAAAGATTATCTAAATTTTTTACTGATACAAAAACTCCTAATGGAGTGTTATTTACTATCAAACAAGAATTATTAGAAAGACAAAATCCTAAATTAGTTAATATTAATAGAATTTATAACCCATTAGGAACATTAGCTCAAGTTGGTTTAAATTCTTTAGGTTTTCATTTTAATAAACAAGGATTAAACAATACTGAACCATCATATTTTAATGGTGGAAGATATGGTTATTATTATGCGACAAGAGGATTTGGTGTAGATCCAACATTCCAATTCTTACCAGGAGAGGGATATGAAAATAGATTAACTATAGCATACACTGCTAAGATAGAGAAAAAACCATTAGGTTCTTTATCTATTAATCCTTTTGGTGTAACAAATTTAGCTGGTAGTGGTATATTATTATCTTACCCTGGTGGTCCTAATGCTCCATTAGGATTAGGTATAACTAATATTAGAATCCAAAACCCTACTCGTACTGTAGATTTACCTAAAGATAGAACAATATTTGGTCTTAGGTTTGGTGGTACTGATATAGCTAATAAAAACTATTTAACTTACCTTGGTGCCCCAAATGTTAATTGGGTTTATGATCCTTCATATAGTAATGGAGTATCTAACACAACTATATCGGAGTTAGACTTAGAAGGATACTCAGACGCATTCTACCCTAATGATAGTGTAGACACCATATTAAACCGAAATACTTCAACTAACATACCACCTAATTCTGGTAGGGGTGATAAGAGTAAGTTTAATCTAAATAATGGGTTATTAAAAACAGACCTTAATTACCTAAGACCAACAGGAGTAAACTCAGCTAATGTCAATTGGATATACCCTTCAGGTTCAGTTGTAAACAGTAGAGACACATCTGTTAATAAACCTGAAGATAGGATTGATAATACTTTTAATTTAAATAATGGATTACTAAAATCTAATCCTGATTATTTAAGACCAACAGGTGTAAGTTCAAGTAATGTTAATTGGGTATATACATCTGGATCAGTTATAGCTACAAATTATACATCTGCTAGTAAACCTAGTAAAACAATATTAGAACATCCTAATACTTTTAAGACTGGTAAATATAAAGGAGATGGTGGACTTATAACATCAGATAAATTAACAGAAGCTACAGATAAGTACTCAAACGAAACTGGTAATAAAGTTAATAATAATTTAAATAACAATCTTCTCCAAAATATACCTAAAATACAGACTTTTGATGATAATACAAAAACTATCAATCAAACTGGTACAACTGTTCTTTCATTCTTAACTCCTCATTATAATGTTTCAAAAGATGGAAAACCTGTCCCACCACCATATCCTAATATTAAAACTTTTAATAGAGAAAATACATATAGAACAGCTGAAACTGTTTATAAAAAAAGTTATACTAGATTAAGTAATGAAAGTTACTCTATAGATAATATTCAAGAACAATATGTTTTACAAAAAACAGGCAGTAATGGAAGTGATGCAAATATTATTGAGGATTTAAAAAACACAGATCTAGTTAGATTTTTCTTTGAAATTAATAATAATAACGCAACTACTGATACTGAAAACTTTTGGTTATTTTTTAGAGCATATCTTAATGAATTTGGGGATGACTATAAAGCAGAATGGGATTCTTACAAATATGTAGGAAGAGCTGAAAACTTTTACAAATATACTGGCTTCTCTAGAACAATTTCATTATCATTCACTGTATATGCTCACTCAAGAGTTGAAATGAAACCAATTTACCAAAAATTAAATTATTTAGCTGGCATAACAGCTCCATCATACTCAGGCGCGGGATATATGAGAGGTAATTTTGTTAATATAACTGTAGGTAATTATTTAAATTCTGTTCCTTGTATTATTGAAAGTGTAGGTTTAAAACCATCATTTGAAGCTGGATGGGATATAAATAGTGATGATGAAGGATATATTATTAGAGAAGAAGACCCAGCATATGTAGGACAATTACCAAGAATGATAGATGTAAGTTTAAATATAATACCAATACATTCATTTACACCTAGATTCCAAGCTCCATTTATAAATACTCCATCTACTAATATACAAGCTTCTATTTAAGATGAATAGATACCAAAACATACCAGTTATAAAAAATACTCAAGGTGTTAGATATTATAGAGATAATAAATACCCTCAAGTACCTTTATCATCTACTGACATATATGTTATAACAACTATTGGGGATAGATTTGATTTATTAGCTCAACAATATTACAAAGATTCATCATTATGGTGGATTATATCAACTGCAAATGAAAATTTGCCTCAAAATTCATTATATATACCAACTGGTACTCAAATTAGAATACCAATAGATGTATCAAATATATTAAATGCTTATGCATTATTAAATACATAAAAGTTATGCCTAGAGATATTATTGGAGAAAGTTTTAAAAAATATGTTGAAAAACAGATTGATGTCAGACAATCTGCATTAGGACAATATAGAGAAAGAGACCCAGACTTATTAAAATATATAAATAATAATACATCTTGGATTCGATTATCATCAGGTGTTAATATAACATATGAAAAAGCTAAAGAATTAGGAGTAACCAACTTCTCAGGTGATCTTTTAGCTAAAAAATCAGTATTATTCTCAGCTAGAAAATACGAAAACTATTCAGCGGGAAATTTTGCAGGAGATTTTACACATGGTGTAGGATATAATCTACAAAATCCTTCATACGGTTACACCCCAGCAATAGGATTAGCAGGTAATGATTTAACAGATTTAGATATAGTAAAATATGGTTTAGTACCACCCCCAGGAATAATTTCAGCTGAAATTAAATCATTAAACCGAGGTTCATTAAGAGAAGCTACTGTTGAAATAGTATGCCATAATTTAGCTCAATTTAGAATAATAGAAGCATTATATCTAAAATTAAAATTTAGTATGTTTTTAGAATGGGGACATACTTTATGGTATGATAACTCAGGTACACTTCGTAGTGATATGCCTGATTGGATCCATCAAGGTTTTTTAAATGGTGATTATGATCAAGATAAATTATTAGAACT